CCATTCGCCGTAATTGGTACGAAGATGATGAGTTGCACACCAAGCGCCAGCACTTTGTACATTACCAATACATTCCGGGGTTTGGCTTCTATGGATATGGTCTCATTCACCTTATCGGCGGATATGCGAAGAGCGCGACCATGCTCATCAGGCAGCTCGTTGATGCAGGTACGCTATCTAACTTACCGGGTGGCCTCAAGTCCAGAGGGCTTCGCATCAAGGGCGACGACACGCCTATCGCACCGGGAGAATTTCGTGATGTCGACGTACCCAGTGGTTCAATTAGAGACAATATCTTGCCTCTGCCGTACAAGGAGCCCAGTCAGGTTCTCTACACTTTGTTCCAGAACATTGTGCAAGAGGGTAGGCAGTTCGCGTCCGCAGGAGACATGAAGGTTAGTGACATGAGTGCGCAAGCACCCGTGGGTACAACACTGGCAATTCTTGAGCGTACGTTGAAGGTGATGGGCGCAGTGCAGGCGCGTATGCACTACAGCATGAAACAAGAGTTCAAGTTACTCAAGGCGATCATCGCTGACTACACTCCAGAAGATTACGACTACGAGCCAATTGAAGGTTCACGTAAGGCGAAGAAGACTGACTACGACATGGTCGCAGTTATTCCTGTGAGCGATCCAAACGCTGCAACGATGGCGCAGAAGATTGTTCAATATCAAGCTGCATTGCAGTTGGCGCAGACAGCACCACAACTGTATAACTTGCCACTTCTCCACCGCCAGATGATTGAAGTGTTGGGCATCAAGAACGCAGCAAAACTTATCCCGATTGAGGATGATGCAAGACCTGTTGACCCAGTACAAGAGAATCAAAATGCTCTGACTGGTAAACCTAATAAAGCGTTCATCGAGCAAGATCACCAAGCTCACATTGCTGTGCACACTTCAATGCTGCAGAACCCCAAAGTTATGGCGCTTATCCAGCAGACACCACAAGGTCAGGCGATCGTGGCTGCAATGATGGCCCACATCAACGAGCACTTGGCGTTTGCGTATCGCAAAGAAGTCGAAGCAAGTATTGGTCTCCTGTTACCAACAGAAGAGCAAGACAAAAATATGGCCCCAGAAGTTGCTGCACAAGTTGCACAACTATCTGCACAAGCCTCTGTTCGTTTGACACAACAAGCTCAGGCGCAAGCTGCCCAGCAGCAAGCACAGCAACAAGCTCAAGACCCACTTGTTCAAATGCAGCAGCAAGAGTTGCAGATCAAGATGCAAGAGTTGCAGCTTAAAGCGCAAAAACAACAGGTTGATGCAGCAGCTAAAGCTGACCAACTTAGGATTGAGGAAGCGCGTATTGAGGCGCAAAAAGAAATCGCGGCTATGCAAGTTGGTGCAAGCGCAGCCGCTGCAAAAGACAAACTTCAAAAGCAACAGCTTATTGAAGGAACCAAAATTGGCGCTGATATCGCCAAGCACCGCGCTCAGATGGCAGTTCAGTCTGCACAAAGAGCATCTCAAAAACCTAAGAAGGAGCAACGTTGAACGACTACAAACTTTTGGCGCATGTCGTCAAAGAAATTGATAAGTTGAAACAAGAGCGAGAAGCCTATGTAGCGGCGGGTAGAGCCGACCACATAGAAGAGTATCGCCAAGTCTGTGGGGTCATCCGAGGTCTCAACCTAGCAGAAAATATTATTAATGAGCTCGTGCAAAAAATGGAGAAATCCGATGACTGAATATGACATCGCTGCTGTCGACTTGTCCGGCATTCTTAACAAACCAGCCGAAGATAAAGCCAAGCAGTTGCCTGACCCACGCACATTTCACATGTTGTGTGTGGTGCCTGAAGCTATGCAGGAGTATGCAGATAGTGACGTAGGGATTCTTAAATCCAGCCAGTCTATGCACTATGAGGAAGTACTCACTCCCGTTCTATTTGTTGTCAAGCTTGGGCCTGACTGCTACAAAGACACCACTCGTTTCCCTAGCGGGCCGAGTTGCAGGGAAGGTGATTTCATCATCGTCCGACCAAATTCAGGCACCCGCCTGAAGATTCATGGCCGCGAATTCCGTATCCTCAATGATGATTCGGTTGAAGCAGTCGTTGAAGACCCCCGTGGTATTTCACGTGCATCATAAGGAGTAACTAATGGCACAAACAGAGTTTAAGGGCGACGACTTTGAGTTCCCCGATGAGAAAGAAGCTAAGGGTAAACCCGAAGCAGTAGAGGATGATGGCTTTGATGTAGAAATTGAAGACGACACCCCTCGCAAAGATCGTGGCCGCAAGCCCGATGACACACCACCTGAAGACCCCACTGAAGATGAACTCGCCTCTTATGACGAGAAAGTTCAGTCGCGTCTGAAGAAATTTACACGTGGATACCATGATGAACGCCGTGCTAAAGAAGAAGCACTGCGTGAACGCGAGGCGGCTGAGAAGTTAGCCAAGCAATTGTGGGATCAAAACCGCAAGCTACAGCAACAAGTGTCGCTTGGGTCAAAAGCGTACATCGAGCAGTCAAAGAGTTCCGCTGAAATGGAATTTGAGAATGCTAAGAAGAAGTACAAAGAGGCTTATGAGTCTGGTGATTCTGATGCCGTCGTAGACGCGCAGGCTGAAGTTGCTAAGGCAACACTGAATCTTGACAAGGTTCAGAACATGAGGCCTTTACAAGTCGAAGAAAATGATGTACAAATACAACAACGTAGTACAAATCAGCCTAATGTGTCACAACGCGATCAGCGTTGGATGCAGAAAAACACTTGGTTTGGTACCGATCCTGAAATGACAGCTTCCGCCCTCGGGTTGCATCAAAAGCTGGCTAAGGAACATGGTGCTGACTTTGTGGGGTCTGATGACTACTACAAACGAGTAGACGCTACAATGCGCCGAAGATTTCCTGAGTATTATGAAGATGATACTCAGAGCGATGAAGATGATACTCCTTCGAAAAAGGTATCAGAACCGGCTTACGAGGAAGAACCTCCGCGCCGTGCAACAAAACCCGCTAATGTGGTGGCTCCGGCCTCCCGTAGCACTCCGCCTAATCGTATTAGGCTGAAGGCATCCGAAGCAGCGATCGCTCGCCGTCTTGGGGTTCCTTTGGAAGAATACGCTAAACAGGTTGCTCAACTAAAAAGAGGTGAATAATGGATCAAGTATTAACGTCTGGAAAGACACAAAACCGTACTGCTCGTGAAGCGGATTCTCGTCAGGTAATGCAACGCCCAGAAGCGTGGCGTCCTCCCGAAGCCCTTCCAAGCCCTGACAACCGTCCGGGCTGGTCGCACCGTTGGGTGCGTATAAGCACGTTAGGCAATGCGGATCCAAGTAACATTTCTTCGAAGTTACGCGAAGGATACGAACCCTGCAAAGCAGAAGATTATCCCGAGCTCATGATGCACGCTACCACGGAAGGTCGCTTTAAAGGCAACGTTGAAGTGGGCGGTCTGTTGCTCTGCCGAATTCCGGAAGAGTTCTTGAAACAACGGATGGAGTATTACTCCAACCAGAACAAGGCTCAGATGGACTCAGTGGACAACAATTTCCTTCGTGAAAGCGATCCTCGGATGCCCCTTTTCTCAGAAAAGAAAACCAAGGTCACTTTCGGTTCTGGTTCTTAAATTTTTAGGAGTCTTTTATGGCTTTTCCAACGGTAAATGCCCCTTACGGGCTAAAGCCGATCAATCTGTACGGCGGTACACCCTTCGCGGGCGCTACTCGTCAGTATCGGATTGCTTCTGCTTACAACACTAGCATCTTCTATGGTGACCCCGTAGAGATTATTAACACTGGCACGATTATCAAGTCTGCCATCACAACCGCCCGCGCAACTGTGACTACGTCGCAGATCGTTGGTGTTTTCTTGGGCTGCTCTTACGTTAACTCGCAAGGTCAGACCATTTTTGCTCAGTATTTCCCAGCTAATACAGCAGCGCCTACTGGTACGTATATTACTGCTTATGTATGTAATGACCCCAATACGCTGTTTAAAGCTGTGATCGCTACTGGTGCTACACCTGACGATGCCACTTCTGGCTTGTTACCTTCCACTACTACTGAATTTGCCGTTATTGGCACTAACGTAGCATTGGTGCAGAACACAGGTTTGACTACAACTGGCAATAGCCGTGTTGCAGTTGCCTCTTCTGCTACTACAGGTACATTGCCTATGAACGTTGTCGATGTTGTCTATGAGACTTCATACGTTAACGGTTCTGGTAACGTCGTGTACCCCGAGCTCATCGTTCGTTGGAACTTTGAGATTCATACAACCACTATCGCTTCTGGCGTTTAATCAAGGAGCTAAATTATGGCTATTTCACGCGCACAACTGCTGAAAGAGTTGCTCCCGGGTCTGAACGCTTTGTTCGGTATGGAGTATGCTCGCTACGGCGAAGAGCACAAAGAGATCTACGAAACAGAGACCTCTGAGCGTTCATTTGAAGAAGAGACCAAGCTTTCTGGCTTCTCAGCCGCACCTGTCAAGAACGAAGGCTCAGCCATCGCTTACGACAATGCACAAGAAGCATGGTCAACTCGATACACACACGAAACCATCGCCTTGGGTTTCTCAATCACTGAAGAAGCGATTGAAGATAACTTGTACGACAGCTTGTCTGCTCGCTACACCAAGTCATTGGCTCGTGCTATGGCTTACACCAAGCAAGTTAAGGCTGCTGCAGTCTTGAACAACGGCTTCTCATCTAGCTACCCCGGTGGCGATGGTGTGTCTTTGTTTAACACAGCTCACCCCTTGATCTCTGGTGGCGTAAACAGCAACACTCCTTCTACACAAGCTGACTTGAACGAGACTTCCTTGGAAGCCGCCGTTATTCAAATCGCTGCTTGGACAGATGAGCGTGGTTTGCTGATCGCTGCTAAGCCCAAGAAGTTGATTGTTCCTCCAGCTTTGATGTTCACGGCCAAACGCCTGTTGGACACTGAGTTGCGTGTAGCTACTGCCGATAACGATATCAACGCGTTGAAGCAAATGGGCGCAATCCCTGAAGGTTACACTGTCAATCACTTCTTGACAGACACAAACGGTTGGTTCTTGACCACTGACGTGCCTAACGGTCTGAAGCACTTCGTTCGTACACCGCTGCAAAACAGCATGGACGGCGACTTCGACACAGGTAACGTTCGCTATAAGGCTCGTGAGCGTTATAGCTTCGGCTGGTCTGATCCTCTCGGTATGTTTGGATCTTCAGGTTCGACCTGATAAAAAGTGAAGAGGGGGCCTTGTGCCCCCTTTTCTTTTGGTGTATATTGGCTTCATTCCGGGGTTTTCCGGTGCATTAGACAGTCCCGGCTGACGACATACAGACTGATGCACTTAACTTGTATGTAAGGAAAAATCATGGCAACCACCACGTTCTCCGGCCCAGTCGTATCTCAGAACGGCTTTTCTACCGGAACTTCAGCTTCTCCCTTGACAGTAACAACAGCAACTAACGTTGATTCTGCTTACGTCACATCATCTGCCACTACTGGCGATACACGTCTGTCTTACCAGCGTTTGGCTTTTACGTCAACTGGTTCTGGTGAAACTTATCGTGCCCTGACTCAAGTCACAGGCGCTGGCGCAGCTACTGGTGGTACTGTTAACGGTGCCCACATTAGCTTGAGCATCAATGGCTCTGGCACTATTTCT